GTCCGGCGCAGCAGCGCATGCACCGCCTCTCGATGCTCTTCACCATCAACCACAATATAGTGACGCACAGAAATGGTTTGAGTAGCAACAGAGTTGAGACAGTCTAGAAGTTCTGGTTTACCAATTGCAGGAGTGAGAACACCAATTGTAAAATGCGTATTCATGATTTTAATAATACTTTATTTCACAACACAAATTATGAAAATTAGTTGAGAGTACCAGACATGTGGTGGCACAAGATGTGATATGCGTTCACTCTGGATGAGTAACGTATGATTCTCTTCCAACAACTCTTGACGAGTCTCATATTATATATCGGATTCTGCTACAACCAGACGTAATGGATATATGAGAGAAAGGCTCTCGTCCGATGTCTGTGTGCATTCCCCGATCACTAGTATTTAGTATTCTTTGAGAGTGGACTTATTAAGCCACAATTCAGTATACCGCAATGTTTCACGCAGGGCATTCAATTTCTTGTGTAAAGCCACATAATCTTCAGCGCGAACATAACAATTCACTCCGCTCTCCTCATAGGCAGACCACTCAGTGTCTGCGATTAGATACTTATTATCCAAACAGAAATAGCGAGTTATCATTATTCAACTTCTAAATGAACGCCAAAAATCATCCATTTCTGGCGGTGGAGATTGGGTGGGGTTTTTGAGAATTGGATTGATCGTTTGGCGTGTTCCTGTCGTACTGTCAATCTTTTGATACAGATCGCGCAACGCCAGTCGCACGATAGCCCCCATTGAGATGCCATAGTTTTCCGATAATTGCAATAATCGCTGATACTCTTTGAGCTCCATTAGCACATCAAACTTCTTAACTAATTTTGCCTTCTGCGTCATTAGACAGTTTTCTTGCTTTTCTTTGCCTTGGGTGCAGCAGCGGTCTTTGCTGCCGTGTGTGTTGCTCCTGGTTCAAAGGGAAGATCAGGAAATGCCTCTTTTGCGAGTTGCGCGGTTAACCCTGGAACATGAAGACTGAGAGTCTTTTCTAGCAGCGCGCAGAACAAAGACGCCTCTCCCGCATGTAAGTAGGATAGAATTTGTGTCAGAATCGTTTGTTCTTTTTTGGGCGGCAGTTTCGCTATGCGCCGTGGGTGCCCCTCAATAAACAAATACATCTTCGCGAGTTCTTGATGAAGATAGGTATCGTTTAATCCTGCTGGAAGGGGTGAGGGTGTATACTTGGGAATCTTGGTAATATCAAACTTGACCGCTGGATTGAACGCAGCATTGAGGAATTCTGGAAGACGCGACCCACCGCGAGAGAGTGCGAATTTCTGTAAAACCTTAATTTTCTCTTCTTTGCTGGCTGCACTTATAAAGGTTTCAAACAATTCATGGTACAACATATAGCCCATAACAGATCCTCCTGTATAATAGTGAATTCACCACACCTACTGATATTTAGTTAGGTTATTTACGAGTGTGGGACGAAATCTATTAGAATTCATGGATACACTCGACGAGACGGGCACACTTGTGGCTAATAAGATAAGAGAGAAACTCCTGCTTGGTCGCCGAAGTGGCGCGATCATAGGCCTCATGAATTTGAGTGACGATGCTATCAGGAATTTGAGTGAAGTCAATAAGTTGTTCGTTTCGCTTATAGTTGCGAAGAATCTCTGTGGGAAGTTCATTGAGTGACATTTCCATCATCTCTGTCAATCGTTTCTGTGTCAGCGGTTTTTGACGAATACCAGTCACAAAGGTATCGTCAGCAGACAAGACATTCGGAATGCCATCGCCTTTGTCACCTGTAAAGATCAGTTGCTTAAGATAAGAATGTGGGTGCATGGTCCCAATCATAGTTTTCTTGGCAGGTGAATATTGTAAGACGCGAGGACCATATCCGTGCAGTTGAATAAAATCTTTATCTGAGGATACAATCAAAATCGGCTGATGGGGTGCGTACTTCATCGTTAGCACCCCGATAATGTCATCGGCTTCAGCACCGTCCAAGCGTAATGTTTTATAGGGAAGTGAGACTGGAAATTCAGTCTTGAGTGGCTCTAATAATTCAAACACTTTCGTCCAATCTTGACCAGAGGATTCGCGCTGTTCTTTGCGCTTATGCTTATATGGCGTAAACACCGTTCGTCGCCAATATTGACGACCATCCATCGCGATAATCACTTCAGGACCAAAGGTGCCTTTGTGACGAGAGGTCACGGTGCGCATACTATTCAAAACAAGATGGCGTAGAAGATCGGTGCTGGGTTGATCTTTTGTTGTCGTGAGATGTTCCAGCGCGGAGGCAAACGCAATTCCACTGTAGTCAAAAATAATCATGAAGGTGACGTCCTTTTTTTGGGGGGCGGTGACTTGAATGGTGCAATTTCTTTGCGTTCTTCCCGTTCAATACGAGACTGCAAAACTAAAAATGCGTGATTTGGCACATTTTGTCCTTTAGCACAAATATCAGACAGAATGGTAAGAGCTTCGCTGGCTTGACAGTAGTAATAGGAATTCTCATAGGCATCATGAATGTTGTACCCATAATCCGTAGCATACACATAAACATCCGAATGTTTCGACCAACGACAAAGTGGCACAATTAATTCTCACACGAATAGGTATCGGTTTGTATTTTCATATCAGTTGGCCATTGTGGCTTGACAAACGAGGCGTCTACCATAAGCAATTGATTGGTGGGTTGTATCGTGTATCGACCATTGTCTAATGCGATAAACGAAAACTCTTTGGCTTGTTCTGGTCGCGCTGACCATGCGTCTAACATCGGAGCTACTGTAAACAAATAGCGCCCCTTGTACTCATTCGTCTTTGTGCGTACCTGACACACAACATCTTTGAGAAACGAATAGGTGAGGGTGGAAAAGGCATACCCATAACAATCCCATGTTTGAGCATCTTGAGGTGCCCATTTGTTGTCGGGATTTTCTTTCCAGGACAATGCATGAATCGGAACGTTTCGATAGACCGCACCATTTTTAAACAAGACATTACATCCCCATACACGACCTGGATATGAGACAATTCCAAACCAAATACAGGGAACAAATCCTTCAGCTGTTTTGTGTGTGATGGTCGAATCTACAAAAGTATACTGATGTTGTGGAAGATCACCGATGAGTGTATATAACATAATTTATTTGTGACACCGAACGATAATAGTTTCTTTGTTCAAACGATTCTTATATCGTGCGGATTTCGTGGTTAAAGACTCCATCAACTTCTTGGTAATAGTCTTACCACCATTTATCACTTCGTGTAGTGTGTCCTTGGGTTTTCGTAATTTTTTCGTGATACATAATGAGGTGTTGGTGTTCTTTACTGTTGTGCCCTTAAACGATAATCCAGACGCATCATCCGCAACATGGAGTGTTAACGTGCGAGTCTTGGTGTGATATGTCCATGCATGTAGAGAACCTACCATCTCTCTTGGTTCCAAAGAAATTAATCCGAGTTCCTCATACTTAGGTTGATAGTGCACTCGTTTAGCGATTTGTTCTGGTAATTGTTTCTTTCTTTTACGAGGAGAACGAATCGCTATGGACTCCTTTACGATCAACAAACCATCATTGATAATTTGATCGCAATAGTTCGCCAACTTATTGAGTTGAGATTTGGTGAAATTGGAATAAGCATCACGCAAATCGGCATCTGTTCCGCTATGAGCTAATTGATATTCATCTCGAATGCGTTTGAACCAAACAATAATCTGTTGCGCTTGTGGACCCTTGATTTGATGGTTGCGCATGACAACAAGTGGGGAAGGCATCGTTTTGAAGTTTGATAGAATCACTTCATCCACACAACCTTCTAATTCACCCAAACACTTGGAGACTTGTTGTTTCATTCGTTCTTGAATACTCAGCGTAGGTTTTTCTATCTTCTTTTCAGTATTCGTCGGACGATCATTATAGAAGTCTATTGGTTTAATGAACGTGCGAAACGATTCGACATTATTCATGAGCCAGCGAATCGTGGATTCAGACAGTTTGGCCCCGCGCATTTGAATGCGACAGAGATACCCAATATTTGGGTGCGATGAAATAAACGCAGATACTTTCTCAGGTATATACTCAATTTTCTGTGTTTTCAAATATTCCGAAAAATACTTAACGGACATGTCCGACTTGTAGTTACTGGAATACCAATTCATCAACGTAATAAACTGAGTGTTGGTCAACTCCTCAGTGGTTGAGGGAATCGACGGTTCAGCAGATTTATAGGATAAACGACTCATTCCATGTCCCCCTCAAAGGTGTTTGATTCGCGTATCTGCCGAATGCGTGTCTTGGGATAATGATAAGTGTGAATCACCTTCTTCTTATCATCTAACCAAGACACGCTCACCATATCATTTATTACTGCGACATTTTCTACATGAGTGAGTGTCACCGGCTCTGCGTCATCAGCAAACTCAATCCACACTGTATGTTTTTTCCATGTTAGCATAATGTGCTCCATCATTCATAATCCCGAATTGTAATTCCTACAGGAAAAATTGGAATACCATCATCACTCAAAACTTGATATTTCACCGTGAGTTTTTTCTTGAGATACCGCTGCCGATGTTTCCACTGTTCTTGCCGTTCCTCATCAGTCCCTCGACACCGCACATCAAACTCTTTACCTTTTGTAGTAATACATCGAAAAGTCGCCTTTCCTTCGTCTTTACCGATGCCTTCTTTGGCACCGATAATAGTGAATTCTTCGTCAACAAAATCCTTGTATTTCAGCAATGATGGCGACCGATATTGAAATTTGTAGGCTTCAGGTCCACCCGAACGAATGATAGTTCCTTCATACCCCATCATCACAAAGTCAGCATGCGCTTTCATCACCTCTGCTTCGTTTTGTGCGGGTCGCGTTCTCACTTTCACAATACTTCCATAATTTATTAGAGAAGCGACCCGCTGATTGAATGGTGCATTCATACAACAATCGTAATTCCAGAACTTCACATACCGACGAAGAGTGTCAGCATTTTCATTTTTCTTCTTATCATTCTTGATTAATGAGACAAGCTGCTGAAACGTCAAATCTTGATGGCAATATAATTCCCCATCCAATATATCGCCATTCTTCATGACCGCGAGTGCATCTTGTTTGATATGATCTAGTGTAGTAAACTGTTTTCCACCACGCGAATAAAACAGAATCTCATTGTCCTTACGTTCTATTAGACACCGAATACCATTCAGCTTCGGCTGTACATAGACGGGCCAAACTAAATCATGCTTACGATCTTCATATTTTAGTGCCAACATTGGCAATCGAGTTGTTAGTCCCTGAGAAACTTGTCGATGACTGGGCACATTGGTCTGATATCCTTTATCTTGTTTTTTCTTCCAGAAAGATTCTGCTTCTTGACAGGCTTGGGCGTAGGCGGTTGTTTCGTTTGCGCGTCCGATGTTTTTTCCACTTTTGATTTTACGGATCGTTTGCTGCTGTTTACCATGTTGTTCTCCATAAGTGATAACAATATGAGCACCATGTGACAATTCTTCTGCCACAATAGACCAAACTTTAATTTTTCCATGAGTTGCCCGACCATACAGCATCGGATAGGTCTTTGTTTTCATCATTTCTCCTTATTTCACGTGGTTCGTTTGGGGTTCAATTCTTTAATCCACTTATTGGTCATAAATTCATACCCCTGCTTGTTTGCACAGGCGACAGTAAAGACTCGCTGTTTAGCTGTCTTTTCGCCACATTCAAGACAATACCGATACCCCAACGACCAACGTTTGGGATGAATATCACCTAACTGACATTTTATACAGTAATACTTCACGCAACCTCCTTTCATTATAGTATTCTACTATACCAAAAGAAGAAAATCAACTATTTTTAGTTGAAAATATCTAATAATGACAAGGGGTTAGAAGAAATTCAAAAATAATATGATCAAACCTGAGTTGCAACCGCTACTGGTGCAGCTGGTTTGGGAAGATATTCTCTATAGCCGTAGCGTTCAGTAAGATACTGTTTGGCTTCTTCGCTGACATATTCCGTGAATTGATACCGGTCATTCTCGACCGTCTTGGCGTCTTCCATGACCTTGTCGGTTGGAATCGCGTACTCGATGTTGCAGGACGTGTAAGCTTGGATGTAGGTGGAACCAACTTCGCGAGCGATTAAGATTGCTTTTTTGACTACACTCTCCACTCGACGTGGATTATTGGGTACTACCGTGGCGACATAGGCACACCCCGACAATTTAGCAAGTCCGATCATGTCCATTTTCTCAAATTTCTTGCCGAGCGGGGCCATCTT